GGGGTCGGTCATTGCTCCGGGGAAAGGTCCCGGCCTGCCGCTACATTCACCAGGCGGTGCAGCGTCACTTCGACGACATGGCCGCCAGCCGCAAGCGCGAGTACCGCTTCAAGTTCGATCCGGCCAAGGCCGAAAAGAAACTCAAACTGATCCAGCTCTTGCCGCACACCAAGGGCGAATGGGCGTTCAAGCGTCAACTGATCACCCTTGAACCATGGCAGCTTTTCGGCCTGGCCGTCACGTTTGGCTGGGTCAAGAAGAAGGGCGGCCACCGGCGATTCCGCGAAAGTTATTGGGAAGTGCCGCGCAAGAACGGTAAGTCCGTGGTGGCCGGCGGCGTGGGTATCAGCATGTTCGTTGCCGACGGCGAGTTTGGTGCCGAGGTTTACTCCGGTGCGACCACCGAGAAGCAGGCTTGGGAGGTATTCCGCCCAGCCAAGCTGATGGTCAGCAAGTCGCCCATGCTGGTGCAGGCGGCGGGAATCGAGGTTAACGCCTCGAACATGAACATCCCATCCGACTTCAGCCGCTTCGAACCTTTGATTGGCAACCCGGGCGACGGTGCGTCACCCAGCTGCGCCATCGTCGACGAATATCACGAGCATCCAACCTCCGCCCAGTACGACACCATGCTCACCGGCATGGGCGCCCGGCGGCAGCCGCTGATGTTCATCATCACCACCGCCGGCGCCGACATCGAGGGACCGTGTTACGACAAGCGTCGCCAGGTCATTGAAATGCTCGAAGGCACGGTCCCGGACGACGAGCTCTTCGGCTGGATCTGGACGCTCGACGAGGGCGATGACTGGACCGATCCGAATATGCTGGCTAAGGCCAACCCGAACCACGGTGTTTCGGTGTTCCAGGAGTACTTGGAGAGCCAGCAGGCCCGGGCGATTCGCTCAGCGCGATTCACCAACACCTTCAAAACGAAGCACCTGAACCTTTGGGTAAGCGCGAAGGCCGGCTTCTTCAACATGGAAGACTGGAAATCCTGTGAGGACACCACGCTCACGCTTGAGCAGTTCGAGGGGCAGGAGTGGATTGCTGGCTTCGACTTGGCGCGAAAGCTGGACATGAACTCCAGAGCGCGCCTGTTCTGGCGTGTCATCGATGGCAAGACCCACTATTACAGTGTGGGCCCGAAGTTCTGGGTGCCGTACGACACGGCGTTCAACAGCGACAACAAGCGCATGTCCGAACGCTTCCAGGCCTGGGTCAACTCCAAGCATTTGGAGGTCACTGACGGCGCCGAGATCGATTACCGCGAAATCCTCGAGGACACCAAGGAGGCGAATCACCACTCGCCGCTGCGCGAATCGCCGATCGACCCCCACGGAGCAACTGGCTTAAGCCATGACCTCGACGATGAGGGCTTTAACCCGATCACCATCACGCAGAACTACACCAACATGTCCGACGCCATGAAGGAGTTGGAGGCGGCAATCACTGCCGGCCGATTCCATCACGACGGTAACCCGATCATGACCTGGTGCATCGGCAACGTGATCGGGAAGAACCTGCCGGGCAATGACGATGTAGTACGCCCGATCAAGCAGGGCGATGACAACAAGATCGACGGCGCAGTCGCGCTGATCATGACGATAGGCCGAATCCTCGCCAACGCGGATGTGCAGGGCTCCGTCGACGACTTTCTCTCCAGACCGATGAGTATGTAATGGCAGACACCGACTACAGCATTGACCTGCGCACTCGCAGTCCCTTTTGGGCGCGCATGGCAAGCTTCTTCGTCGGCGGCCGCCTTGTCACCCCGGAAAAAGGTTCGCAGACAGGGCCTGTTTCAGCCTCCGGAGTGGTGGGAGATTCGGTCGTCAACGATGAGCGATCGCTCCAGATATCCACAGTATTCGCATGTGTGCGGCTGATCTGCAGCGTCACCGCATGTATGCCGCTGGATGTGTTCGAAACAAAAGGCGATAACCGCACGAAGGTGGGTCTGGAGAACCCACTGGCCCGCCTTCTGCGCTACAGCCCCAACGCGTTCATGACTGCCTTCGACTTTCGGGTGTCGATGACGATGCAGCTTTGCTATTACGGAAACGCTTACGCGCTGATCGAGCGCAATAGCGTCGGTGACGTGATTAGCCTGCTCCCGCTCCTGTCGGCCAATATGGACGTCAGGCTTGAGGGGCGGAAGGTTATTTATCGGTACCGCAGGGACAGCGAATACGCTGATTTCAAGCAGGCTGAAATCTTTCACCTCAAGGGCTTCGGATTCAATGGCCTCGTTGGCCTTTCGCCGATTGCATTTGCCGCGAAAAGCGCAGGCGTTGCGGTCGCGATGGAAGACCAGCAGCGGGACTTTTATGCCAATGGTGCCAAGTCGCCGCAGCTGCTCATGACCGGCGAGGGCAAGGTTCTGAACAAAGAACAGCGCGCCCAGGTTGAAGAAAATTTCAAAGAGATATCCGGCGGCCCGGTTAAAAAGCGACTCTGGATTCTTGAGGGTGGATTCACTACCCAGGCCATTGGTGTGAGCCCGCAGGACGCCGAGACAATGGCCGCGCGGAAGTTTCAAGTCAGCGAGCTTGCAAGGTTCTTTGGTGTTCCGCCGCACCTGGTGGGAGATGTGGAGAAGTCCACCAGTTGGGGATCGGGCATCGAGCAGCAAAACCTCGGTTTCCTTCAGTACAGCCTGGACCCTTACCTCGAAATTTGGGAGGGGTGCATTTTGCGCTGGCTGGTCAAACCCTCTGACTTGGGGCGGATTCACGCCGAGCACAATCGCGACGGCCTGTTGAGCGGCGATTCCACTGCCCGGGCGAATTACATGAAGTCGCTGGTAGACACTGGCCTTCTCACGATCAACGAAGGAAGGCGGGTGAACAACCGGCCTCCAGTGCCGGGCGGCGATGTCGCAACGCGCCAATCGCAGAACGTACCGCTTACCCAACTTGGCCAACCAAACCCCGCACCTAGCGGGGTTTAGTTTTTTCTGGAGGCTGAAATGCCGAGCATTTGCAAAACACTGGCCTTCGATCAGGCCTCGATCAAGTTCGCCAAAGACGGTGCTCAGGGCATTTTCGAGGGATACGCGAGCGTGTTCAGCGTCATCGATGGTGATGGCGACATCATTGAGCCTGGCGCGTTTGCCCAGGCCCTAAAGACTCAGTCGCGCACGGTGGCGATGTTCTTCAACCACCGGCGCAACGAAATCCCGGTCGGCAAATGGCTCGACCTTTCCGAGGACGCCACCGGCCTGCACGTTAGGGGTGAGCTCACCCCAGGCAATCCTCAGTCCGACGCTCTGAAGGCCGCAATGATTCACGGAACGGTGGGCGGAATGTCGGTTGGGTTCAGCGCGGCGAAAGGCGATGTCTCTCCGATTGATACCGGCTACTCGTTCAAGAGCGTTTCCCGCCTTAACGAGATCAGCATCTGCACATTCCCAGCGAATGAGCTGGCCACCGTATCCACGCTGAAAAGCATGGACACCATCGAAAGCATCCGCGATGCGGAAAATTGGTTGAGAGATTCAGCCGGTCTTTCCAAGTCCGAATCGCAGGCGTTTATCGCCCGCATCAAGTCCGCGGTTCGGAGCGATTCCGAAGGCGGCGACCAATCAGAAATCGCCGCGCTCCTGGAGCGCTTGAAAACATTCCCATCGCTGGAGAAGCAATAATGGACTTGGCACAAATTCAGAAGGCCATTGAGACCGCACAGACTCGAATGACCGAGCTGTTCGACGCTCAGAAAAAAGAAATCACTGACACCGGTGAAGTCAGCAAGAAGCTACAGGGCGAGCTGACGACCGTTCAGGAAGAGCTGAAATCCGCAGGCACTCGTCTTTTTGACCTGGAGCAAAAATTGGCCGGCGGCAGCCTGGACAATCCGGAAAACAAAAAGAGCTTTGCCGCGCAAACCGCCATCGACCTGAATAAGTCGTGGGACGGCAAGTCTTCGGGCAAGGTCGACGTGAAAAGCTTCGACAAAGTGTTGGGCAGCACGGCTGGCTCCGCTGGCTCGCTGATCCAAGCTCAGATGAACCCCGGCATCCTGATGCCTGGCCTGCGCCGCCTGACCATCCGCGACCTGCTTGCTCAGGGCCGCATTAGTTCGAACTCGCTGGAATACGTTCGCGAGAACGTTTTCACCAACAGCGCCGCGCCGGTAGCTGAAGGCACTCTGAAGCCAGAGTCGAACCTGACCTTCACCAAGCAAACTGCGAACGTGAAGACCATCGCGCACTGGATCCAGGCATCCCGCCAGGTGATGGATGATGCTCCGATGCTGGAATCCTATGTCAACAATCGCCTGCTGTTCGGCTTGGCGCTGGTCGAAGAAACTCAGTTGTTGAACGGCGACGGGACCGGCGACAACCTTACCGGCCTCAATCAGGTGGCCACCGCCTACGACGCCGCGCTGACTGCTGCCGGCGATACTCGTGCCGACCAGATTGCCCATGCGATCTTCCAAACCAGCGAGTCCGAGTTCGAAGCCTCCGGGATCATCTTGAACCCTCGCGACTGGCACGCGATCGCACTGCTGAAAGATGCTGAAGGTCGCTACATCTTCGGCGGCCCAGCGGCATTCGCTGCCAAGATCATGTGGGGCCTCCCTGTTGTTGCCACCAAGGCGCAGGCGCTTGGCACCTTTACTGTCGGTGGCTTCGATCTCGCGTCTCAGGTCTGGGATCGCATGGACGCAACCGTGGAAGTCAGCCGCGAAGACCGCGACAACTTCGTGAAAAACATGCTGACCATCCTGTGCGAAGAGCGCCTGGCGCTAGCTCACTATCGTCCAACTGCGATCATCAAGGGTGCATTTGCACCTGCTGCCTGATCGCAAGCGAGGGCAGGGGCGGGCAATCGCTCCTGTTTGACCAATGAAAAAGATTCGCGCGCTTCAACAGTTCTCGCATTTCAACGGTGGCACGTTTGATCAGCATGAGGTTCGCCCCGTCGCTGACGACATTGCCGAAGCCCTGGTCGGCATGAAGTTAGCCGAGTACGTCGATGATGACGCAGAAGCCAAGGCGAAAGCTGAAGCAGACGCCAAGGCATTGGTTGACGCCGATGAAAAGGCCAAAGCCGATGCACTCGAAAAGGAAAAAGCTGACGCAGAAGCCAAGGCGAAAGCCGAAGCGGAAGCCAAGGCGAAGGAAAAGGCCGACAAAAAATGACCGTAGTCGCTGCTGATCTGCTCCCCATCGAGCTGATTCGCAAGCACTTGCGTCTGGATTATGAGGATGAAGATGACCTCATAGTCCTGTACGCCG